TTATAAATGCATAAGTCTCTTTCTTCTATTCCGTCCTACTATTTTGCCTTGTCTTTCCAACAATCGTTGTACTTTGTTGTATGTTTCTATCGATATTATGGGATTGTAATCCCCTTTATAATATTCTCCGCAATACGGATTATATCCACAGTATTGTGGACGGCTCAAAATAACGGAAACCGTCCATGCACATGGTTCTTTTCCGCGCTTTCCACGATAGCCATGTTGCCGACATAACTCAGCCACTTCTGACAGGTTTTTTCTTTCCAAATACTTCTCAAAACAAAATTTAACATATTCTGCTTCTTGGGGATTGACCGAAAAGCTGTCTTTTCCTTTTTTATCATATCCCAAAATCTCACTGCAGGTTCGTTTCCCTTGCGCTGCTCGCATCTGCATAGCAGCCGCTACTCTTTCGCTGGTAATTTCTCTTTCCAGCTGCGCAAAGACTCCGACTATTCCGATCATAGCCCGTCCCATAGGTGTAGACGTGTCAAATGCCTCTGTATAAGACACCATGGACACCCCCCATTTTTGGAACTTATCTAATGTATTATACAAATCCTGTACGCTTCTGGTAAATCTACTCAAAGCCCAGAATACCACAGAATTAAAGCACCCATCCTTTGCATCACGCATCAAGCGCAACATATCAGGCCTATGATTAAAATCTTTTCCACTTATGCCTCTGTCGGCATACAGATCATAAATGATATATCCTTTTTCTTTGCACCACTCACGCAATGTCTGTTCTTGCATTTTCAAAGAATAACCTTCCCTTGCTTGATCTAAGGTGCTAACCCTAATATATATAGCCACTATTACTTCTTTCTTTTTCATTCAGCTCTCCTTGTAATGTTAGGGGCAGCTATGATATAATGAAGCTGCCCTTAGTTGGTAGCGGTTGCGGTGTACTTTGGTCGGTTACGCAGCCGCTTATTTTTTGACAATCCATCCTGCTGTGGTCAACTTATCAACGGCATCATCAATATACGCACTGCCCACATTATCAATCATGCCATTGGTACTTAATCTCACGATGTTTTCACTGTGATACTCTTTCCAAGTCTCACAATCCAGGAAGTGATCTGACCAAATGCTCCCATCTGATAAATCAATCATCATCGTGTAATACCTTCCATAACCATAAGCGCAGAACGCTCTCGCTTCCTTAAGCTCCTCTCGAACCTGCTGTTCTATTTCCTTCCTGATGATTTCTTTCATCGATTACGCCTCCTTTATTTTACCCATCTTATCACACTCTGCAAAACCGTTTTCGGTCCACACGCAAAACCGCTTAATGGTGTTGTTACCGCGGTAATCTTTTTGACCGTAACCATATACCTGGCCAACTACGGGAGCGTATACAATCAAATCCCCGCCATCATCAGCGTTGCCGGTAAAAGTTCCGATTCTTTTGGTAAAATCGTATTTACCCTGCTCGTCCATCACAGTCACCCACGGTGTGCCATACCGACGTGCATTGTAATCATAAAAACTCTTTACCACTACATTTTTAACTTCATCTTTCATCTTCTTTGCCTCCTGCCAAGATTTTTTAAGTGCGGCGGAAATAGTCAATCCGATTTCTTTAACCATCTTCCAAGCCTGCTTCATAATATTGCTTAAGTCATATTTTTTCATTTCTATTTCCTCCGTTTTCTTTATTACACCATTATTATATTCTAATATTAGCTTAATGTCAATAGTTTTTATCTAAAATTAGAATAATTTATTGACTCAAAAAAGAAGAAATGATACTATATAAATGAAAGGAGATGAAACCATTGATTAAATATAAGATAGATATATTCGAAGAATTAAAGAAACACGGATATAGTCAAACAAGAATCCAGCATGATAAGCTACTTCCCTCGCAAACTATGCAAAATATAAGGTCAGGGAAAAGCATTACTCTGGAAACTCTTAATAAAATATGTATTATGTGCAAAATGCAGCCAGGTGATATCATCGAGGTTGTTCCTACCGACGAAGAGAAGATAAAATACTATTAACTTTATAATCTAATATTAGATACAGAGAGGGCCTCAGGTATATTGGCCCTCTTTTTCTTTGCTTTATTCCGCCAGCCCCGGCCATCTCAGTGCTCCATCCTGATCCGGTGTAAGCGTCACCGGCTCCACAATCATCCGGCCCTCATCGTCCATGATGTACCACTTACCGTCTATGGTCTGCTGGCCTGTTACCATAGCACCATCAGCACCCAGGTAGTACCAGTGGTCTTTATACTTGTACCATGTATCATGCACCATTATGCCGGAGCCGTCGAACCAGTACCACTTGCCCTCATGCCAGTACCAGTCATTTCGGACTGGCTGACCGTTTCCGAGGTAGTATCTCCAACCGCCATCTTCCTGCTGCCAGCCAGATTTCTTTGCAGGCTCCATCAGAGCCACCTTGAAGTCTGTCCACAGCTGCGGCTGATCCAGCATCTTACGGGGGCAGTGCTTGCGCTTGGCATCGTAGTGCCGGATTACATGACCGGCACTGATACCTGTCTCTGCCATGATCTGGCGTACAAGCTCAATGCAGTTTGCGCGGGCGGTATCATAATCGGAGTCCGGGTTGACGCAGATCTCGATGTTAATGCTGTTGGTGTTGGTAACCCCCGGCACCAGAGGCGTACCATACTGTCTGCCTACAGCGTATGCCCCGTCGCTGTAATACAACGTCTGTACTGCTACCGTATCGTCCACATACCAGTGGACTGAAGTGGACAGGTTGCCGTTTCGATGGGCTTCGGAGTGTTTAAGGGCGCCTGCACCCATCTTGTAGTTGTCCGTCTCATGGATCACAATCCATGCTGGGCGATTTTGACCTGCGTAACAGTTTATCTGCTTAATCTCTCGTCTTATCTCCATACCTTATTCTCCCTTAACCACCTGATCCGGTGTTTTCGTGCCGGATATTACAGCCTCCGCATCTTCTTTACTGATCTCCTTCCATAGTCCTTCCGTTCCCATGCTACCCGGCATCCAAGTATTCTGTCCCTGATGTGCACTAATGTAATATTTCTGATCGACTATAACTACAACTCCATATTGGTAACGGTCACTGATACCATCCCAAGGCTCCCAGACAGGGATTTCTACGCCTGTAGGTGGTTCCGGTGTCACACCGCCATTTTCCAACTTGGTCAAACGCTCATCCAGAGATTCATATTTTGCAAGTAGCTGCTTGTACAATTCTATCTGTTCTGGAGCTTCTGACTCTGGTTTAACATACTGTTTTATAATAGCAATTAACTCATTTCTTTCATCATCAGTCAAATCTCCCTGTACCCAGAGAGTATCAATTTTAGTCTGCATATCAGATAATCTAAAATCACCTGATATAATAACATTTTTTACAATATCGTACATTTATACCTCCAATACTGCGGCACTGATAGCCGCTAACTTGTTATCAATATAGGTTTTGGTATCTGCGGTGTAGGTTAAATCCATGGTACAGCCGCCGTTGTTGGTGATTTCGGTAGTGCCCGCATACATGGTGAGGGCGTTGAGCTGGGCCTGTTCGGATGCAGCAAGGGGGATGTACTCGGGTGCGGAAGCCTGTGCAATGATTATAATGTCATTGGATTCGAGCCACTGTCTTCCCTCTTCAATTGTTGTAACTCCATCAATTTTGAGATAAATATTTCCATATAAAATTCGGAACTCTCCATATGCAAGCGAAGCTACACTTTTTGTGGGGCAAATAAGTTTATTGCACACAGAATTGTCTTGATTTTCCGCAATTCCAAGCCCTGAAACATTTACCATAAGTGCACCAGATGTATGAATCCCACTTGAATTTTTCGCCATCTCTGTTCCCGACAGCACCTTATGCTGATATACCCAGCACCACACACCATTTACCTTTTCCAGTTTGTCCCACTTGGTAAATGGTCTGGGCGGCGTTAAAATGATGGACTGGCTCTCCGTACCGCCCTTAATCGTGACGGTGATGGGTTGGTCTGCCAACTCGATGGACTGAGGATAATCTGGTGATGGAGAAGGTTGACCGCCTGTGTATGGCTCAAAAATCTTTACATCACCAATGGCAAGCATGTACTCTAACCCTTCCTTTTTAGTAAGTAGGTTATAAAACCCTTTAACATCCTTATTCCCTATAGAACGACAAACTCTGGTTTTTCCTTTATCAATAGCAAACCAAACGTTTTCATTTTCCATTCCGATGAATTTAATATTACCGCCCTCCGACAATTGCCCATTTGTCATTAATGTAACAACAGTGCCAGCTTTCAATGGTAACTCATGATATACATTATAATCGTTAGGTTTTAACAGATTCTTCCCTGTCGTCTTCATCTGTTCTGTCTTACCGGTCATGGAAAACTCCTCTACCGGCAGTGGTGAGCTATCGGCTATTGTTAAACGCCCCCCCCACTGGTTTTTTGACTAATCAATGCCGACTGGATATTAACCATCTTGGCATTGAGCCGTTCTTCCAGGTTCTGGATGTATTTTCCAGTATCAGCCACATAGGTCGCTTCCATCCCGGCTCCTGCATCATTTGTAATCACAGTAGTCGGGCCATATGTCCGCAGGGCCTTGTAGGCGGCAATCTCTTCTGGGGTGAGGTCACGCTCGATGGGGGTTTTGAGTGCATACTGCACAATTACTGGGTTCCCTGCTTCTTTCTGCTTTCTTAGCCAGTTAATCCACGGTTCAGTGCTTGCATTGTTTTCGTCCCAGTCTGGCAGTAAACTCCGCAGAACTCGGAAAGCAATATAATCCCCCAACGTGAAACCAATTATAGAATTGTTAAATACATTACTTGTTATGGTTGCATAATTGCAGATTCCGTAGTTTTTTACAGCATCCCAATCTTCGTTGATATTACTGCCGTCAATGTATGCATAGAATGCCAACGTTTTATAATCATCAGTGTTACCCCACGCTCCTGCTCCTGACCAGGTAATTTCCGATACTTCTTTCTCAGCAACTCTCTGGACATATTTCCCGCGCTCCAGATCAATCTCATCGCACACCCACTGCTGACCGTCTGCATCTGTGTAGTTGCCGTCTTTCGTCACTGGAATTCCGGGTAAACCGTTAGGAGTGGCGAGGGTGAGGGATTGGCTCTGACTTCCGCTGTCGGAAATAGAGACGTTGATTGTGCCGCTCTCACCAGCACTCACTATCTCCTGCTGATACTCTGGACTGGGGGATGGTTTGCCGCCAGTATAGGGTTCCCATGGCAGTGCGGTAGAGCCTTCGTTGAGCATTGTAGTAACTGTATCATTAAAAATATTGACTGTTCCTCCAAAAACATTAAAAACAAAATACACGCCAATGTTTGATACATCTTTATCCAATGTAAAAACACCTTCTTTAATTCTATCACCTATCAGTTGGATAAAAATTTTTTTATTTTTATCTCGCGATTCATTTTTTAAAAAATATGTGCCAGCTTTCAATGCCATATCCTTAATATAAAATGACGTGTAATCTCCTGTTTTGCCAGAAACTGTTATACTTTGATCGTCATTAATTATATAAGTGACTCCATTTTTTGTTTCTGTTTTTCCGATTTTGTCTGATAAATCCAGTAGCTGCGCCCCCGTTGTCCTCACCTGCTCCGTCCGCCCAAATACTCGGATTCCCCAGAACGGACGACCCTCTGCGGCATCATCGGCGGTAATGACGGAGCCGGACGCTGTATTAAGGATTGCCGGTGCCAGATCTGTCATCCCTTCCACCAGACCGGCTATATCAGTCTTATTCTGGTTGATCTGCTCCCGATCCGCCACAATCCCGGCAGCCGCATCCTCAACCCTTTTAGTCTGCTTATCGCCCTCCGCGGTGACTGCCTCCACTGCTGTAGTCTTGGCCTCAGTAACCTCACTGACCGCCTGTGTGCCTGCCTCCTGTACCGCTGTGGTCTGTTTATTGCCCTCGGCCTTAACAGCTCCCACAGCTGTGCTCTGAGCCTGCCCTATGGCTGTAAGCGCATCTTGGGCAGTCTGTCCAAACTGCGCAGCTGTCTGCTCCACTGCCTGACGATCTGCCGCCACGGCTTCCCTCATCTGGCTAACTACCTGCTTATCATTGGCAACTGCCTGCCGGTCTGCCCCTGTCTCCTCGGCGTATTGTCTTGCCCCATCCTCAGCCGCCTCAGCGCCCGTCTGCGCCTGTACTGCGGCTGTCTCTGATAACTTGGCTGCCTGTGCTGATAACGCCGCATCTGAGGCCGCCTGCTGGGTCTGAGAGAGCATCCCTGCTACAGCCTGCTTATCCTGCGCCACGGTGTCGGCATTGGTCTCTACCTGCTCTGCAAGCCCCTCTGTAGCTTGCAGATGCTCCGCTGTCTGGGTGGCTGCTTTTTCGGCCTCATCCGCAGCAGCTATAGCCTTATCTCCGGCCTCCTCCGCACGTTTGGCGGCATCATTAACGGCTTCAATCGCCTCGTGAAAAATCTCCCCATCTCCCGGTGCCTCAAAGGCTTCCGGCTTGGGGCGTGATTTGACCTGCATGGTAATGCGCTTGATCGTCTCGCCGGATGACTTATCCGACAGGTATACCCACGCATAGATGTTATATGCCTTATCTGCCGTCCATACTGTACTGTTGCCCTCCAGCATGCTGTCCGGGATTGTGACGGTTGTTACGCCGTCCTTAGTGGTACCCACACGGGTTATGGCCTCACCACCGGTCTCCTGTAGCGCAAAGTGGATCTCAACTGCCGTCGGAAGATGCAGTCCCTCTATCCTGAGCTGCTGACCATAATCCCACTGCCATAGGCCGTAGGCATGGGCGTAATCATCGTTATCTGTAAATACTGCTGTAATCAT